CCCCAATGACAGGAAGAATGTTAACTGAAAGCGGTGAAGTTGTGAATATTGCTGAATTAATGGCTTATATTGCCGGTGGTGCTGGCGACGTAAAGCCTACAAATTATTTGTATGTAGGTAAGAATGGCAATGACTCCACCGGTGACGGTAGCGCAAATCTTCCCTATTTAACAATAAGTCAAGCAATTACGGTAGCGTCTTCGGGTACTACTATTTTTATTTGGCCTGGAACCTATGCAGAAAGCATTACGTTTAAAGCTGGAGTAAATATAACAAGCCCTGTTGCTTATGGAGTTTATATCACTGGTAATCATACCGCTAGTTTTAGCGGCACTGTAATATGCGAAAACATTGTATTACAAAATGCTTCTTCTGCCGCTTCGGGAACAACTCTTGCAATAAGCGGATCAACCGCATTGAATTTGCAGTTTTATAATTCTTATATTAATAGTAATTCTACTTCTGGTGCAGGTGACGCAATTAATTGGACTAACACAAATTCTTCTAGCAAGTTACAAATAATTGATGGTAATGTCACTGTTACAGTATCAGGAAGTACAGCAAGAGCCTTCTATTCTACAACCGGAGCCGCAGGAAGTGTAATAGCTAATAGAGCAACATTTAAGCTTGCTAACAGCTATGACAATGTATGTTTAAATATTGGCGGTGCAATTAATTTTACCCATACACAAGATGCGGTATATGGTCAAATGGTTGTTGCGAATACTGCTTCTTTGACATCTGCAATTGTAAGTCATACTTGTGCTACTGTTCCGGTATTAAGCACAACTTCAACCGGAACTACTATATTTTTAGAATGTATTGATACAACAACTTCCAGTCCTGCCGTTACAGGAACAGGCGTATTTACTTTCTCAGCTACTACTTTTGGTTCTACTGGAATTGGCGGTTCTTCAACCCTTAACTCTGGATATGGACCTTTACCTTTAGCAATGTCGCCAATACGACTTAGAAACGCATCTGCATTATTACCAAGTACAGCAGTCGCAGCCGGTTTATTAGATGGAACATTTGAACTGGTTGGGACTAAAGTATATATAACTATCGGGACAACCCGGTATTATTTCAATTTAACAGCAGCATAAAAAAAGGAGGATTTTTATTAATGGCACTTGATATGAATGTTTATGCCACGAATTACACGAAAGGAACAACTCAAACTTTATTTAGCGGGGCTATTTCAGCCAGTGTAACAGAAGCTAACGCCACTATTATTAATATGAATACTTATACTGGTGGCAGTTTGGATTTCACTGTTTCTAGCGGAACAGGGACTTTTGCAGTAGCAATTTATTCTAGCGAAACCGGAACAGGAACATTTCACGCGCTTAATCGTGAAGTAGATGCTGGAACGTTTGCGGCTCCCGCGATTACTACTACAGCTTCTACTTCGGCAAGTTATCAGATTAAGGATATTAAAGCCAAGTACATAAAATTTGTACCTACGCTTACCGGAACTTGTACTGCAACATTTGTGTTTACTCCATCTAATTAAGGAGGTGATCCGTCTATCTCGGGGCTAACCACCCCGTCACAAAGGAGGTGACGAACACGGCAAAAGCATATTACGGCGATAAACTTTCGGAGAATATTTTAGAAACTCCCGAGGGATTTTTAATTTGCAAAAATGTAAAAATAGCCCGTATTGGTTGGATGGATTATCACGGCAGCGATTTACCGGAAGTGTTTGCAGAATTGCCAGGAACACCAATAAGAGTAAAAAGAACGCCGGAAGAAGTATTCAGACCAGAAACTTTAGCAAGTTTTGAGGGTAAACCAGTAACAAATACTCATCCATCAAATTTACTAGATGTAAATACAACTCCAATGATTGAGCGTGGACATGTACAAAATGTCCGGCGTGATGGTGATTTTATTGTTGCAGATTTATTTATCAAAGAAGCTGGCCTTATATCTGAAATACAAAACAATTTAAAGCGTGAAGTTTCTTGTGGTTATGAATGCTCTTGGCATAAAATTGGTGACGGTGAGTATGAACAGCGCGACATTATAGGTAATCATGTTGCCGTAGTAAGAAATGGACGAGCCGGTCCTAAAGTGGCAATTAAAGATTCTAAACCCAATAAGGAGGATAAGAAAAAACATATGAAAATTTCACAAAAGATTTTAGCGGCAATTGGCTTTAAACATTTTGCCCAAGATGCCGATCCAGAAGACATTGCAAAAGCAATGGACGCATTGTCAGAGGAAAAACCGGACAAAGAAGCTGAACCTGTAAAGGATGAAGCAGAGGAAAAGCCACATAGCGAAAAGTCAGAAGAAAAATTCTTCAAGGAAATACTATCCAGAATTGAAGCTTTAGAAGGTAAGTCCGGTGATAAAAAAGGTGCAAAAGATGAACTAAGCGAGTTGGAAAAAGAAATGACCAATGATACTAAAGATGATGACGATGATAAAGAAGAAATGAAAAAAGAAGCTGACGACGAAGCGGAGGAAGAAGAAAAAGAAGAATCAAAAAAGAGTGCTGCCGACTCTGTATTGCTAAAATTCGTAAAAGACATGCGTCCTGTCATCATGGGAATAAAAGATGAAAAGCTTCGCAATGAAGTAGCACAAAAGTTTACCAAATCCGTGCGGGATGCCCGCGGAGAAATGCCGTCTAATAAATCCTATGTCGATATTTTAAAAGTTGCTACAGATAACAAAAAGAAAGCGTTAGATGATGCTAATAATAAAGCTAACATGTCTAATAACGCACAGATCGCAGCCGCTAAATGGAAAGAATATGGCAATCAAATGAACGGAGGTAATAAATAATGCCAGGAACTGTAATCGGTAAATATTTAAACTTGGGTTATGCTGGTAAGGTATCTCGTAACCCTTATAATCAAATACGCGCTAGATTTGTTAAGTCTTCGCTTAATTCTAGTAGCGTAGAAACTATGAGTAATGTCGCTTTTGGTACTCCTGTTATTTTGAATACAGATAATACGGTTTCAGCTTGGAAAGATGCTTCTAGTCCAACTGCTGCTAGTTTTGCAGGAATTGCCGTATCCGAAGTAAAACAATCTATGACATTGGCCTATGGTGCTAATACCACGGCTGGATATTATGAGCCTGATATGCCAGCAGACATTCTTATTACTGGTACTTGTACAGTTATTTGCGTAGAAGGTACACCAACGGCTGGCGGTCAAGTTTATATTTGCACAGTAGCAGGAACTACGGCAGCGGTCGGTGACTTTACCGCAACTGCAACTCCTACCGGTTCCGGTACTGCAATTGCTATTACGGACCTTAAGTTTACCACTGGTAAACAAGACAGCGCATCCGGTATTTGTGAAGTAAGTATTTTAAGAGCGGTTAATCCGTAAGGGGAGGAATTTAAACAATGAATAATTTTCGAAAACAAGCTATGGACGATGTAATGGCCTCTGGACGGAGAGGCCTTGTTCTTGATAATATGCCTGGTGCTTATGGTCCTGGAATGGATGCTGGGGCTGCATCTGGTCTAGCTTTTTTAGTTGGTGAACTTGAAAAACAAGACCCTAGACTATTGGAGCCGTTGACTTCTATCACTGCACCACGGGATATTGATATGAAACCAGGTGGTGGATGGGTAAGCATTACGTCTAATGTGTTTGTTGATTATGCGACCACTGGCAATCAGGAAGATTCTATTATTGGTTCTGAAACCACTAATATTCCGGTTTCTCAGGCAAACATCACGAAAGACGTATTTAAGGTATTTACCTTTTCGGAAATACTTCGCGTGCCATTATTTGATGATTTGAAATTACAGCAGATTGGACGGTCCCTTACGCAGATTCTTGATGATGGTCTACGCTTGAATCACAGTAAGATGATTGACCAGAACGTATATATTGGCATTACCAAGGCTGGTACTACTGGGCTTGTCAATAATGCTTCTGTAACTTCTTCGCTTGCTGCTTATAATGCTGCTGGAACTTCCAGACTATGGGCTAATAAAACACCTCTTGAAATTATGGCAGATTTAAACGGACTATTAACAGCTACTTGGGCAGCATCAGAATATGACCTAACCGGTATGGCAAGCCATATTTTGATTGACCCTACTAACTATGCTTATATCGCCAATACTCCGGTAACAATAGCCGGTACGCAAAGTATTTTGAATTACTTGCTTACTAACAATATTGCTACCAATCAAGGTAGACCACTAACTATTAATCCTTCCCGGTGGTGCATTGGTGCTGGTACTGGTACTACGCAGCGTATGGTAGCTTATGTTAAGGCTGAAAATCGTGTTAATATGGATATGACTGTACCACTCAGCCGAGTAATGACCGCACCTAATGTTTCCAGCGCATCGTATGAAACTATCTATGCCAGCCAATTCTCGCAAGCTAAGTTCCTTTATACTCAATGCGTGGAATATTTGGACGGAATTTAAGGGGGATTAACATGATTAAAGTTTTAGCTGATAAAGTATTTGCATTTGACCGTGGGGAAAAAGATACCCACGGTCGACTCATCAGGCACAAAACAAATATTGGCTTTTGCGAATTGCCTGATTGGGTAGAAGACACTGATTTATTTAAATTGGCTGTAAAAGAAGGATCACTGAAACCTTTTACTGATTCAAATAAAGATGAAGCGGTCTTAAAAGATCAAGAAATAGTACGGCTTAAAAAACAAATAGCACAAATTGAAAAAGAAAACGAAATGTTAAAAGGAAACACTGTAAAAAGCCCTGGAAGACCTAGAAAAGCAGTGTAGGTAGGTGAATCTATGGCATACAGTTTAAGCGGTTCTACTGGACCATATGGCAACGATATACAAGCAATGGTTGAGAACATTAAGGCTGATGCTGCAAATGTTATTTCCGGCACTAATCCAAGCTATGCAAGTACAGATTTTTTAGCTATATTTCCACAGTTTGGAATAACAACTACATCAGGTACAACAACGACAACCGTTATTCCTGATGATGTACTGGATTTATATATATCAATGGCAACAGCAAGCCTTATTGAATTGCGTTGGAAAAGTAAATGGTCTTATGCTATGGCTTTATATGTAGCACACTTTTGCACATTGTATTTGCAAACTCAGGCTGGACCCAATAAAACGGCGGCGCAGGTAGTAGGAACAGCAGAAGCAAAATTTCCGAAACAATCTAAAGGCGTTGGTGATGTGTCGGTAAGTTACGACACTTCTTCTATTTCTGGAGACTTGCCGGGATGGGCTATGTGGAAATCTACTACTTATGGTATGCAGCTTGCAACACTTGCTAGAGCGTTGCCAACGGCTAAAGCCGGTATGTATGTATGGTAAATGGTAATGTGAATGTAAAAATGGACGGTAAAGGTGCAGATAAAATAAAAGCAGACTTAGCTAACCTGCTAAAAATGGATGTTCTGGTGGGAGTGCCGGAAGATAAAGCATCGAGAGAAAAAGATACAAAAATAAATAACGCTCAGCTTATGTATATTCATACTAACGGTTCTCCCATACAAAACATACCTGCCAGACCTGTTATAGAACCTGCCATAAAAGCCAATAAAGATAAAATAACCAACGAGTTACAAAAAGCGGCTACATTGGCCCTTGATAATAAAATAGATGATGCAAAAAAACAATTAGGACGCGCTGGTATGCTTGGTCAAAATGTGGCTAGAGGATGGTTTACTGATATAAATAATCAATGGACACCTAATGCACCTTCAACAATTGCTAAAAAAGAAAGTTCAAACCCATTAATAGATACCGGACAATTAAGAAAATCAATTACCTATGTTGTCAGAGGTGATAAAAAATGATCGATATATCAGAAATGATGAGTGATCCAGATTTTTTGCAAGAGTTTACCGTATATAGGCAATTAGGTAATTGGATATCCGGTGATTTTGTTGTAACCGAAACAACATTAACTTTTTACGGAATAATAATGCCAGCTACTACAAAAGATTTGGAACAAATACCAGAAGGAGATAAAGTAACTGGTATGATGGTTTTCTATGTTCCTTATGATACGCCGTTATATGTAACTCAAAATTATCCTTTGACAGGCGATAGTGATCCAGAAAAACTAACCTCCGACCAGTGTACTTGGCAAGGAGATCGTTATCGAGTATATCAAACCAATTCATATGACGATTATGGTTATATTAAAACCATATGCGCCTATATGCCAGGGGATTAGTTATGAGTGATACTTATCTAACCCTAGCACAATTAAACACTCTTATATGGGAAATTACAATGACGGCGTTGGGATATGATTATACAGAATATAATTCATCTACTTCCCCACCTACTTCTATGCCGGTTAGGAAATCTTGGCAAACATACGGCGCACCGGCACAAAAAATAACGGATGATGTTTGTTATATACGTGTTACTCCAGAAAATAACGATTATAACAAAATTCGTGATGTAATAAGCACAAAAATAGATGATACAAGTATAAACCAAGCCACTAGTTACACGAGAGTGTTTCAAGTGACTTGGATTTTTTATGGTCCAAATTCCTACGACAATTCTCAAACGGTGCGCGACAGGTTATTTAACGACGATGTTTCTGAAATGTTAGAAGCACAAAATGTTTATTTTATGCCTGATATTGACGATTCAATCCGCTCGCCAGAGTTATTCCAAAATCAATGGTGGGAAAGAACCGATTTGAAAGCTTATTTCTATGAACAAGTTATTAAAAACAGGACCGTTTCAACCATTGCAAAAGTTACTGTTACCTCATCCGACGGAATTTTATCAGAATCGGTAACAATCGAAGAATCATGAAAGAGGTGATTATTTAAATGTCTTTAAAACTTGACAGGATTATTGACGTTACGATATCTACTGCCAAAGTAGCGGCTACAACCGCGACGTTTAATGAAGGTCTTATTATTGGCAACAGTACCGTAATATCGACTACGGACAGAGTACAATCCTATACTAGCCTTGCTGATATGCTTACAGCCGGATTTACTACTTCATCTGTTGAATATCTGGCAGCTACATTATATTTTGACGCTGATAGCGCACCTGATACGGTGTGGATTGGCAGACAAGGTACAAGCGAATCATTGCTTGAAGCTGTAACCGCTTGTCGTGCTGCTAGTCTTAGCTGGTATGCTGTATATTGTTGCGGTGCGGCTAAAGCGGATCATATTGCTATTGCGGCGTATGTTGAAAGTCTTACTCCGGCTAGCGTATATATTTATGATACATCAGATGCTGACGCATTAAGCGGAGCAAGTGGTAATGTATTTGAGTCTCTAAATAGTAGCAAATACACTCGAGCACTTGGTATTTATTCTACTACCACGTATGCCGGGGCCGCTGTAATGGGCGAAGCAATGGGATTGAATACCGGGCTTGCAAATTCCGCTTATACTCTTAAATTCAAGACTTTAACAGGAGTTACCGTTGAATCACTTACTACTACTCAGGTAGGAATTATTGAAGGTAATCGTGGTAATGTCTATGTAAATTATGCTTCGTCATTCGATATTTTTGAACAAGGTGTAATGGCATACAATTATTACTTCGATCAAGTTCTATACATGGATATGCTTACAAACTATATCCAGATTGAAGTAATGAATTTATTGACTTCCAATAACAAAATACCGCTTACGGATGCCGGTGTTACCAGCCTGATGAACGTTGTTTCTCAACAATGTACGGCACTTCAAACAATTGGATATATAGCATCATCCGGCACTTGGTCTGGAACCACTGTTTTAAATGTTTCCAGTGGCGATTCATTAAGCAATGGGTTTGTTGTCCAAGCACCTAAAGTATCAACTCTGACTACATCACAACGAGCAAACCGTGAAGCACCTCCAATTTATGTTTGCTTGATTGAAGCCGGTGCTGTTCATAGCGTTTCCGTTGGCGTATACATTCAATCATAATGGCAGCTACAATTTATAGCTTTAAGGATATGCAAGGAGTGTTTGCGTATAGAGGAACTGATAGTTCATCAAATACAGACGCGCAACACTCTTTTACTTTTGGCGGTACTGAATCGGTTGGCATAAATACCATTACAATTAATCACGCCACGGATAATACCACCCATGACATTTCAGTTGATGGTGGTCTTTTTGTTTTGCCTGTTTTAGTTTGGAATGGAAGTGTGGCTATTGAATGTCAGCAAACTTCTACTATGCACACTTTTTTAATGTCTTGGATTAATTCAATAAAAGCACAGGCAAAGGCTAGTACACCGGATTTTACTAATTGGGCCAATGCTGTAATGCTTATTCAAAAAACAAGCACAGGTGGAAATGGTAAAGAGAAACATAAAATTACTGGTATAAGCCCACAGAAAACGGCTGATTTAACCTATTCTACTCGTGGCGGCGTTGTAACGTGGAATTTATTAGCCGCCGATATATATGACGATTAAAGGAGGAAAATAAATGGCGACTACTTACAGTTTTCGAAATTTAACTGGTGCAATTACTCACTCATTGGCTGGAATATTTACCTTTTCCGGCGACCAAGGAGCAGGGCAGATAATTATTCATATGGCAACTGAAAAATCAACCCATGATGTTGCTGCTGATGGAGCGGTACAAGTTTCGTTTGTTGCCGGTGATAACGGGACGCTAACGCTTGAATGCCAGCAAACTTCTGAATTACACGCCTTTTTATTGGGATGGTATAACGTATGCAAGGCTGCTGCTAAAAGCGGTGATGCTTCTGAATGGGCAACCGGATATATGTTGTTAAGGGACACGCTCAATGATAAAAGCCATGTTTGCAAATATATAAGCATTCAAAACATACCGGATAAAACCTACGCAGCGCAAGGCGGAAAAATCACTTGGACGTTAATGGCTGGCGATATACAAAATACCATTGTTTAGGAGGACGTATGGACAGGACGAAAGATATTGAATTTAACGGAAATAAGTATCAGATTAGTAAATTACCAGCGAAAGATGCTATGTGGATTGCTATGCAGTTATTCACAAAAATTATTCCATACAATGTAGAAACCCAACTGGATATTAATAATCTTCCTGCTAATCGTCAGGCTATGAGCGAAGAAGATTTTAATAATCTTGTTGATACTTGCTTATTGGCTTGCAAAAGGTATGAAAAAGTTGGAGATATGGACGTACCGCTTGAAATTATGAAGCGTAAAGGTGAATGGGCTATAGCTGAACTGGAATACGATTTCGGTGCAGTTATGGCCCTATTAATTAATGTGTTAGCGTTTAACATTAAAACTTTTTTCGACGGCGGGGTATTGGACGAGTTGACGAAGAGCTTCAAGGGTTTACGCCTGTTCAATACCCAAGCTTAAATCCATTTTTATGGATGCCGGTAGCCGCAAAGGAATGGCAACAATGCCAACTTGAAGACGGAACATATACCCTGGATGATTTGTCTGATTGGCATGAGATGAACAATGTACGATCAGAAAATGAAAGGCTATATAACGAATGGATGAAAAATAAACAGAATGGAGGTAGCTAGATATGGATCTTAATGTAATAAAAA